GAGGCAATGGAACAAAAGAAGGTGAAGTAACACTAACATTATTTGAATGTGAAATATGTGGCAAAGATAAATTAGTGCCGAGCGATAGGATGCACGAAAAAAATACCGCTTGCATATAACTATTGGATAGACGTAACAAATGTAATTCAAATATGAAACAACTAACTAAAAGTAAAACGATTAGATTTACCGAACCGCAAATGAGTAGTTTAGCTATTTTAGAATCTTATGGCGTAAATGTTAATCAATTCATAAGAATTGCAATTTCAGAAAAATTAAAAAAAGACTGGAAGAAAATTAAAAAGCCCAAAATAAAAAATGATTGTCATTTTTAAATTATTACTATATTTGCAATAATGAAAACTTTTGAGATATTATACTTTGATCCAATTGTTGAAAGACTAGAGGGGAAAAATTTCATTATAGTAATTTTTTGTAATTAATTTAACATATTTTAACATTTAATACATTGTATATTAAAATGATATTAGTATTTTTGCAGAAATGAAACAAATTGACGACGATTTAAAAGATTTTTTAATAAATCAAAAAAAAGTAACGCTAGGTTTTAGCACAGGTAAAGATTCTTTAGCCTGTGCGATAGTATGTAGAAATTTAGATGTTGAATACATCCCATTGTTCTTCTATCACGTCCCTGATTTGGAGTTCGTAAATGAAAATATTAGAATGTATGAGAAAGCACTTAATATATCAATCAAACAATTGCCTCATCCTTTGTTATACGATTCTTTAAGGCATCAAAATTTTCAACCGCCTAAAATGATAAAGTGGATGCCGCCATTTGCGAATATAACATTTGAAGATCTTATAGATATTTACCTTGCAGATATTGGAGATAAAAATAATTATTATGATGTAGTTGGTGCAAGAGCTAACGAATCATTTAACAGAAGAATGACATTCAGAAAATATGGGGCTATTAGAAGCGAAAAACAAAAAGTTTACCCTATTCACAACTGGTCCGCAAAAGATGTAAATAATTATATTAAAGAAAACAATATACCATTTAGTAATGATTACAACATTTGGAATCGCTCATTCGATGGTATAAGATATACTTTTCTTCATGGCTTAAAAAAAGATTACCCAAATGATTATAAAAAAATACAAGAATATTTCCCATTAATAGACATAGAATTATTTAGATATGAAAACAACAAAAAATACTTTACCAATTAACGACGAGCTTCCTGATTTAGAACTCCATTCATTAGAATTAGATAACTTTCAACTAGATGATGATGAAGAATTAAAGCAAGGCGAAATTGTAACTGCTTTAAATGATGAGATAAAATCAATCAAAAACAAAAATGATACATTTAAACAAGAAATCAATTGTGAAAATTATTTAATTTTAGTATTTTCAACAAAAGAAGACAAAGACGAGTTTAGTAAAAATGTTGGAATTACAGAACATACAATGGTAGACGGCTACCAATTCGCTAAATCACTTCAAGTAGAGCCACAAAAACCTAAATTCAAAATGAGAGCACCCATGAAAGTTGGAGATAGGAAATTATAAAAAAAACATTACCTTTGTAAGGTATAAACCAATTAAAAACTAAAAAAATGGCAGAAGGTGGATTCGGTGGTGGTAAAAGTCGCAAAGGTGCGGTAAGAAGTAAAAGCGGTAGATTTTTTCAAAAAAACACTACGCAAGCTAAAGCAATTAGAGCGGCTAGAAAATCACGTTAAAAATTAAGTCTAGTTGAAATATACTAGACTTTTTTCGGCTAATTACAGTTAATATGAGTAGGAAGGATATCTATAAAGATGGCGTTAAAACACAGTTTTCGTCAACCAATCAACCTGAAAACAAGGGGAGAAAAAAGAAATTAATATCTACAATTTGTGACGATTTAAGAAGTGAAGGTTTTGAAAATGCTAGTCCAGCGAACATTAAAAATTTATACGAACAATTTTTAAATCTAACAGAAGAAAAATTAAGGCAATTATTTGCTGATTCGGAGCAACCTATTTTAGTAAAAATTTTAGTTAAATCTATTTTATCAGATAGAGCGTATGAGGTTGTGGAAAGTATCATTGACAGAGCGCATGGAAAAGCAAGTCAAAACATTGACCACACAACAAAAGGCGAAGCAATAAAACAAGTATTTAAAATAGGAGATACGGAAATTGAACTCTGAAAAAGAGATACTATTTAACCCTTTCCCAAAACAATTAGAATTTTTAGAGGCAATTTTTTCTAAAAAATACAATTTAATTTTATATGGAGGCGCAATCAGGGGAGGCAAAACTTTTGCAGGATTAGGAGCTTTAATTTTATTATCTAAAATTTATCCAAAATCAAAATGGGCTATTGTTCGGGATAGCTTGCAAACATTAAAAAGAACAACTATTCCCTCATTTTTTAAGATTTGCCCTCAAAGTTTTATAAAGAAATACAACCAAGATACACAAGTAGTAACATTTTCTAATGATAGCCAAATAATTTTTTTAGGAGAAAATTTTGCTGATGATAAAGAATTAAATAGGTTTAAAGGATTAGAGTGTAACGGCTTTTTGTTTGAAGAAATTAACGAGTGCCAACAAAAAACATTTTACAAAGCAATTGAACGAGCTGGTTCCCATATTATAAAGAACCAGCCAAACCCTTTGATTTTAGCTACTTGCAACCCATCAAATGGATGGGTAAAAGAGTTAATTTACAATAAATGGAAACTAAATGATTTGCCAAGTAATTGGATTTACATACCATCAAAAATTACTGACAATCCATTTATTCCCGAGAGCTATTTAGAATCTCTAAAATCATTAACGCCTTATGAGTATGAAGTATTCGTTAATGGTAATTGGGACTTGCAGGAACGAACTGGAGCAGAATTTTACAAGTACTTTGATTTAGGCAAACACGTTAAGAAAATCATTTATAACCCCGATTTGCCGCTTCACATAAGTTGGGATGAGAATGTTAATCCATATTTGCCATGCGGTATATTCCAAATACAAGGAAATGAAATACGGCTTATAGATGAGATTTTGGGCATTAATCCTAGAAACACAATACATGACGTGTGCAATGAGTTTAAATTTAGATATAAAGACCACAACACAGGTTTATTCATATACGGAGATGCAACCTCTCAAAAGGATGATGTAAAGCAAGAAAAAGGATATAATTTCTTCAGGATAGTTGAAAATGAACTATCAATTTATAATCCAACAATACGAGTATCCCCATCAAATCCACCTGTTATAATTAGGGGTAATTTTATAAATAAAATTTTATATAATAATATTTTTGGTTTAGAGTTTTTAATTGATGTAAATTGTAAAACGGCAATAGCTGATTTTACAAACACAAAAGAAGCGGCAGACGGAACTAAAGATAAAACAAAAGTAAAAGATGCAAAGAGCGGAGTATCTTACCAAGAATATGGGCATTTATCCGACTTAACTGATTACATCATTTGCGAAGCATTTAAAGAAGAGTTCAGTAGATACCAACATGGCGATGTAATTAGAGGATTTCAAATCGGAAAGAATCCATTTAATACAAAACATAAAATGTAACAAAAAAACTTTATAAAATATAAATAAAGTAAATTTACAACATGGGTAGATTACTACGTTTAAAGGATTACGATAGAGCCATACAAAGTGATAATTTAGACCAAATTGTTAGCTCTAATTATAACCTATTGATTGATGTTGAGCAAGCGGCACAGCTTACAATGACAGGGCATTTGTCGCAACGCTATAAAGTTGCTGAAATATTTAATGGAATAAGTACTTATAATTCAGCAGTTATTTATTATGGTAAAAATTTAGTTGAGTACACAGAAACCGCATTCAGCGCATCAAGTAGCTACTCAATTGGAAATAGAGTTGTTCAAAATAGTAAAATATATTCAGCAAATACAACCATAACGCCTGCTGCATTTAACGCGGCACAATGGACATTAATTTGTGATGATAAATTATTATTTTATATAACGCTTCCTTATCCCGAATATCTAAACGATACTATTTATGATGTAGGAGCTTACGTTTGGTTTGAGAATAAAGTTTATCAAAACAAAATAAAATGTACTGGAATAATACCAAGTAATTTAGCATACTGGACATTTGATTCAAACCATTCAGTAACCAATGTATTACCAACTGATGCAACCAAATGGACTCAAGGCGATAACAGAAACCAAGAGATAGTTCAATACTTATTGGATATTACTTTATATAATTTGCATTGCAGAATAAATCCACGAAATGTGCCTGACTTACGAAAAGAAAGGTTTGATGGAAATGAACCACAACAAAGAGGTGGCGCAATAGGATGGTTAAAGAATGTTTCGGCTGGTAAGATATTTGCAAGTTTGCCTGAAATTAATCCTGAACAAGGTTTATCAATCAATTGGGGAAACGCAAACGGAAACAACATAGCAACTGTTAATACATATTAAATGAAAATATTTGGCATAGAACTTGGATTTGATGTTGTTAATGCAACAAAGCAAACAATTCCAGCGCAGAATTTATATGATGTTCCTGAAAAAGTAACTCGTCAAATATATAGAATAGCACAAGACATTGGACTGTGGCGAGAAGCTTTAAGAGTAGCTGAAAGCATTACTAATCCTAATAGATACAACTTATTAAGAACTTATAATGATGTAATTTTAGACGCTCATGTTAATACTTGTATTCAACAAAGAAAGAATTTGACACTGTGCAGAGAATTTGTAGCGTTAAATAAAAACGGAGAAGAAAATGAAGAATTAACTAAAATATTAAAATCAAAATGGTTTAGAACATTCATAAATTTATCCTTAGATTCAATGTTTTGGGGATATTCACTCATCCAATTTGATAATTTAGTTAATAATGATTTTAAATATATTCGCTTAGTACCTCGTCAATTTGTTAAGCCTGAATTTCAAATAGTAACAAAAAATTATGCAGATTTAAGCGGAATAAATTATATGGAACGTCCTTATAGTGATTTCTGTATAGGCGTTGGCGAAGAGTTTGATTTGGGCTTACTAAATAAAATAGCTCCTTATGCTATTTGGAAAAAGAACGCATTTGGAGCTTGGGCGCAATATCAAGAAATATTTGGCAGTCCTATAAGAATAGGCAAGACAAGTAAACGTGATAGAAACAGCATTGAAAACATGGAAACCATGCTAAAAAACATGGGGCAAAGCTCATGGGGACGATTTGATCCCGACGATATGATTGAATTATTAGAAGCAAATAAAACAGATGCTCACAGCGTGTTTAGTGAGTTAATCAAAACTTGTAATGATGAAATATCAAAAATAATATTAGGGCAAACAAGCACAACTAGCGAAAAGTCTTTTGTAGGTAGTGCAAACGTACATGAGAGGATTTTAGAATCATACGGAGAGAATGACGAGTATTTTATTGAAAATGTATTGAATAATCAATTAATTCCAATGCTTGAAAATTTAGGTATTAAATTTAATGGGGCGTACATTGAA